GTCCGGGCGCGCGGTGCGCGAGCGGTGGGCGCAGGCCATCCACGGAGCGATGGCCGAGCTCGCCGCGGCATGCGCGCTTGGCCGGCCCTGGCGCTCCGGCGTCGATGGGATCACGGGCGGTGACATTGGGACGATCCAGGTGCGCGCAACCCCGTGGGACGACGGACACCTGATCATCAACGAGGCCGACGTCAAGAAGTGGCCCGACGCGCCGTTCCTGCTCGTCACCGGGCACTGGCCCGAGCTGCGCATGGTCGGCTGGATGCTCGGCGCCGACGCTGCGCAGCCGGCGTGGTTTCGGGCGAACGAGCGACCGCCCTCGTATTGGGTCCCGCAGGCCAGCCTGCGCCCGTTCGAGGAGCTTGCAGTCACCTACCGCACCTGATCCACTGATCGCCATGAAGAAGATCGCCTTCACCGCCGCCTACGTCGTTGCGTGCGTCGCCCTGTGTGCGTGTGCGCTCATCTCATGCAAGTCCTCGCCCGAGGCCAACGAGGCCCGGCGCAGCGTGCTCGACTCGATGGCGGGCGCGCTGACGGACGGCGTGCTCACGCAGGCCGAGGTCGAGGAGATCCAGGCCGGCTTCGACGCCTACGAGGCCGCGCCCAAGGGCGGCACGCCCGGGTGGCTCGAGCCTGTGACGACGGTCGTCGGCAGCCTGGCAGCAGGCTTTCTCGGGCTGCGCTACATGCCCAACCGCTTCATCCTCGGCTCGAGCCCCGACCCCGAGGTCGCGCGCGCCGCGGGCCTTCCGCCTGGACAGGCGGCTTCCTAAGCAGGGGCGGTGCGCTGATCCACAGCAGCGCGCCGACTCACGGCCCCCCCGACTTGCCTCGGGGGGGCCACTTCCACCGACGCAGGGTGGCGCAGATGGCAGCGCGTTCGGCTCATAACCGAAAGGTCACGGGTTCGACTCCCGTCCCTGCTACCTCATGCCCGAGCTGATCACTGTCAAGCGGCACGCCTACGGGGCGATCACTGCGCTGGCGAAGAGCCCGCGCGAGCCGCGCATCCTGATCGAGGGGCCGGCCAACACCGGCAAGAGCAGCGGGATCCTGTGGTGGATGGAGACGATGGCCTGGAACTATCCAGGCATCCGCATCCTCGTGCTGCGGCAGACGATGAAGTCGCTGCGCGAGTCCATCCTCGCCACGCTCGAGGACAAGGTCTGGGCGCCGATCATGCAGGGACGCCGGCATCCCGCGCAGCACGGCACGGCCACGCGCTGGAACCGCAGCACCTACCAGTACCCGAACGGCACGACCATCGTCATCGGCGGCCTCGAGGACCCAGGCTGGACCTACTCGATGGAGTACGACGTCGTGCTCGCCTTCGAGGCCTGGGAGATCGCGCGCGACGCAGCCGAGCGCCTCTTCCGCGCGAACAGGAACCACGTCCTGTGCCGCTACGCGCCGTGGAACCAGGGCCTGGCGCGACTCGTGGAGCACCAGTGGCTCGAGCCGACCTGGGCCCACTGGCACGGCGAGAGCAAGCCGGAGAAGCTCGAGGCGGCCCCGCCCGAGGTGCAGGCCGCGCGCATCGACGGACAGCCGTTCGGGTGCTGGCAGCAGACCATCTTCGACACGAACCCGGGGCCGAAGTTCCACTGGCTCAACCACGCGGCGGCCCCGCTCGACTCGGCGGACATGAGCCGCATCAAGGACGGGGGCGAGCCCTCGAGGCGCGTGTTCCGCTCGCCGGGCGCGATGTTTACGCGCATCCTGTCGCGGCACAGCGACAACCCGGCCTGCACGAGCGACGACCTGGCCAAGCTCGACATGATGACCGGCGCGCGGCGCGCCAACCTGCGACTCGGGCTGTGGGAGAGCAGCGAGAACCAGATCTGGGGCAGGTTCGACCCCACGCTGCACATGCTCATCGGCGTGCTCGAGCGCGAGGGCGAGCGCGACCCGAACGACCCAGTGGATCGCCGGCAGATCCGCCTGCGCCTGCTTGGCGAGGACAGGCCGAAGCACCTGCCCGAGGTGATCGACATCAAGTGGTGCTTCGGCTCGATGGACTTCGGGTACACGAACGCGGGCGTGCTGCAGGTCTGGCTCGTGGACTACGAGGACCGCATCTACCGTGCGGTCGAGATCCACCGGCGCGAGATGGGCAAAGACTGGTGGGCCGACCGGCTGGACGAGCTGCACCTCGAGTTCAACCTGCACGGGGTCGTGGCCGACAGCGCGGACGCCGAGGGTGTGGTCAAGATGAACGACCGACTGACGAAGCGCGGCGCCGACCGCATCGTGCGCGGCGTGGACAAGAGCCTGCGGCGTGGGTCACGCACGGGCTTCGTTCCGACCAAGCTCGACCTGGTGCGCGACATGATGAACCCGGACCAGCCGGGCGGGTCGCGCATGTACTGGCTGCACGACGCCATGCGGGAGTACCCCTGCCCGATCTCCACCGAGAAGATGAAGCCCACGAGCTCGACCGAGGAAATCCCGGGCTACACCTACCGGCTGCACGAGGAGGGGAAGCCGGACAAGGAAGAACCGGACCCGGCTTGCGCCGACGACGGGTGCGATGCTACAGGGTACGCCGCCGTGTACCAGTGGATGATGGACCCCGTGGGCGCGCGCGAGGAGCCGGCGATCAAGCCGGGCTCCGCAGCGGCTCGCCTGCGGCACGACCTCGTGAACCGAAAGACGACCCGCCTATGAGCCTGACGAACATCCTCGAGTCCGCCGTCGGCCAGCTCCTGGCCATCGGCATCGTCGCTGTCGCCTACAGCATCGTGAAGATCGTCGCCATCCTGAACAGGATCCGCGTCGCCCTCAAGTCCACACACCTCGTCGTGAAGTGCGAGCGCAAGGCGTGAAGATACCCCTCGAGAAGCTTACCGGCTGGCTCGTGATGATGCGCCACTCGCAGCGCGTGGGCGCGATGAGCGCGTGCCCGAAGGTCGTGACCGACGCACTGATCGAGGCTGGATGGATGGCTTCGCGCAGCGTGTACGTGCTCGAGCTGAAGCGCGAGATCGAGTGCCTCGAGATCACCGAGAAGGGCCTCGCGCACGCGGACCTCGAGGCCGCCGAGTGGGGCTGCGACGCGCTGGAGTACGCCCGATGAAGTGCCGTCACTGTGGAGACGAGACTAAGTGCAAGGGCGGCCTGTGCGAGGCGTGCAAGTACCCGCTCGAAGCTGCGGCAAAGAACCGCTCATCGCTGTGCGCTCTCTACGACGGCTGGGACCAGCGACAACTCGTCGGAGTTCACGACGGGAACGAGCAAGCAGTCAGGCGCGACTACCACGGTCGCCATACCCCTATCGACGTATGAGAGCGGTCTGGAAGATCAAGTCCCAGGTGGTCGAGGCCGACCAGCTGACGCAGTTCAACGTGCCCGAGGGCGTCGAGGTCGATGTCTCTCACAATGGAGGGCATGTGTACACCGTGCGCACCGTGTTCGGTCGCCTGCTGATCCCGCTCGGGACCTGGATGGTCTACGATGTCGAGGGCGCGCGTCCCGTTCCGCAGACCATCTTCGAGCGCCTCTACGAACCCTTGTCCCTGGGTGGCCGTGCGGTCGCCGCGGGCAAGCAACTCATGAAGAAGATCGTGACCCCATGAACAAGCTGTGGATCCTCATCGTCCTGGTTCTCTCCCCCGTCGTTTTGTCTGCGCAGCAGCAGCCCAGTGGACTCGGCGCGTCCGCGAGCGCGGGCACGTCGCGCATGTTCCAGGACGTCGTCGATGAAGCGCCCGAGGGCGCGGTGCTCTACGCCGACGAGTACGGGCCCTCCGTCAAGCGGGGCATCCGCCTGCCGGCGTGGAAAAGCCTCACCATCGTGGGGGGCGTGTTCGAGCCCGACGAGGACACTCGAGCGGCCCTGTCGGGCGCGTTCTGGGCTGACCGCATCCGGCTGGTCGGCTGTGCCTTCCTCGCCACCGAGTGGCCCGCTGCTGTGACGCTGAACTCGGACGTGGCCTTCATCGAGGGCTGCACCATCGAGGGCCCGGTCGTCGCCGAGAACGTGGCCGTCATCGACTCCTACATCTCGCTCCCGCGCGCCCCGGTCAAGCCGTGCGGCGAGTACTACCCCGTGCCGGCGGGGCTGGCGGGCTACCGCGTGTTCCTCTCCGGCAGCCTGGTCGTCGGGCAGGCCGGGTCCGCCCGGGCCGACTGCACGAGCTGCGACGCCCTGCTCGAGGGTGGGCCGGGCGTGTTCGCCAGTTCCATTTTCCTGGACGGGGCTCGCCCCAGCACGGCCCTGGGCGGGCTGGGGGAGACTTCACCCTGGTGCCCCTTCCCCGCGCCCCAGGGCCCCGCTATGGTGGCCCTGGGTCCGATCCTGACCCTCTGAGATGGGGACTTCACTCGTGACGCTGCACGGCCCGCTCGCCGCTCCTCCCGCACTCCCGAGGCGGGCGGGCCGTGTTCTTCCTGTGGGGGAAGGCTGCATGGAGGTTGGCACTTAGCACCACGCCGAGCGCGCTCTACAGCGAGTTCCAGGCCGCCTACGAGAAGACGAAGAAGGCCCTGAAGGCCTACCGCGAGCAGCTGGCAAAGCGCGCGGGTCCTTACGCCGGCACGCCCGAGTCGAGCGAGCAGCACGCGCCGGCCAAGAACTACTACCACAAGTGGCAGACCTGGGTCGTGCCGCAGCTCGTGTGGTCGGATCCGGCGACCCAGATCAACGCGCTCATCGGTGACGCGGGCGGCGACGAGTTCGAGCTGGAGCTCGCGCTGAACCGGTGGGTGGTGGACACGCGCCAGCGCGAGCTTCTCGCGCGCGGGCCGGCCACCGACATGCAGTACAACTTCGGCGTCCTCTACGTCTCGAGCGAGCCGATCCCGGGCGCGCGCCCCATCGAGGGAGTGGGCAGCGACTGGCGACCTTCCGACCCTGCGAGTGGGGCGCCCGAGCCCCGGGTTCCGTGGCGCCCGAAGGGCTACCGCATCCCGCAAGAGCGGTACTTCGAAGATGCGCTCGCAACCCAGCGCGACGACATCCGCTTGCAGGGCCACATCTGGGTGCGGGACCGCTCGGACATCGAGAAGGAAGGCAAGGCCGGCGGGTGGGACCTCGAGGTCATCGCCAGCTACGCGAGTGACCAGCAGCTCGAGTACCTGGGCCGGCCCGAGGTCCCCGAGATTAGCCGCGACGAGATCGTGGGCATCGAGATATTCGTGCCCGAGTACCACATCCCGAAGGACAACCCGTGGGGCGTGGAGGCGTCGCCGGGCCCAGCGAAGGGCTACAACGGAACGATCTTCACGCTGCTCGTGAATCGCGGCTTCGGCGCCGACATCCAGCGCGGCGACATCGACGTGAAGGCGCTCTCGAAGAAGGGCGCGGACAAGTTCCCGCGCGTGCCACGCCCGTACCGCGGCAGTGAGCGCGGCCCCTACGTCGTGTTCGGCCAGTGCTTCGTGGGCTCGAGTTCGCTGCCCTTCGGCGTGCTGACGGCCTGCGAGAAGCAGATCCGTGAGCTGGACGAGGACGTGCGCATCCGCCAGGGGATGCAGCGCAACTTCAAGCGCATCGGCATCATCGCCTCCGGCAGCGAGACGGAGGTCGAGCTGATCCGCCAGGGGCAGCACGACTGCCTCTACAAGATCAGCGGCATCTCGAAGGACGACGTGATCCCGCTCGAGATCGGCGGCGCGAGCGACCAGGCCGTCGCGCACGAGCAGCTGTCGCAGAACGACCTCGAAAGCGTGCTCGGCTTCACGGAGCAGTCCTCGGGCAAGGTCACCGGGCGCGGCACCGCGACCGAGCAGAACATCGCCAACAACGGGTCGGAGAACCGCTTCTCGACGCTGCGCCTGGCATTCGAGGACGGGGTGCGCGACTACCTCTGGCGCGTCGGGTACGCGCTGTACGAGGACAACCGGATGGCGCAGCAGCTCAACCAGAAGGACGTGGGCGAGATGGCTCGCCGCGGCATGGTCGATCCTGACGCCAAGGGGCCGATGTTCCTCGGCGGCGCGCGAGGGCGCACGGATCGGATCCCCTACCACGCCCTGTCGGTGGACGTGCGGCCCGGCATGGGCCGGCAGTCGCAGGCCGAGCGCACGGAGTCGGCCCTGCTCCAGCTCGAGGTGGTCGAGCGCCTGGCCAACGACGCGGCGATGAACCCGCGCTTCCCGTGGGATCGCGTCGCGCGCATGCTCGCCGGCCCACTGCAGTTCCCTGAGCTCGCCGAGATGTTCCAGAACCCTGACGAGATCGCAGCCGGCGCAGCGGAGATGCAGATGCTGCTCCAGGGTGGCGGCGCGCAGGGCGCGCAGCAGGGCGGCTCGAAGATCCAACCGAGGGCTGCCGCCTTCGGTGGTGGTAGCGGGGGAGGTGCGAAGCCGCAGACGCAACGGCAGGCTCAAGAGCCCAGCACTCCGAAGACCAGCAAGTCGCAGTCCCAGGGCGGCGCGAGCGCACGCCCGCAACCCAAGAAGGTGGGGTGATCCGATGCCTCTCGGAAGCAGTGTCGTGGACGACTGGGTGATCAACAACTCCGGCAGCGCCTCCGGCCAGCTGACGCAGACCGACTTCGAGCGGGCGCTGTGGACGGCGGTCAACGTGGCCCGCTACAAGAAGAAGCGCAAGGCGCTCGAGCAGATCGCGTCCGAGTACCCGTCGCTCGACCCACAGGCCATCCTCTCGGAGCTGTCGGGCGAAGTCATCGGCGCCGCGTACCCGTAGCACAGCCATGCCCATCTACGAGTTCGAGAACGAGCGGGGCGAGCGCCTCGAGCACTTCTTTCCGGTGCGCGAGGCGCCGAGCATCGGCTCGTGGGTCAAGATCGACGGCAAAGCGTGGCGCCGCGTGATCGAGGCTCCGCAGATCCCGAGCAGCAAGGGGCAGGAGAACTACCGGCTGCACAGCGAAGCGTGCCCGAACCTGGCGGCCATCAAGCACGCCGAGCGCAAGGCGCGCTACCTGCAGTCGAAGGGCCACGCCGTGCGCATGCCCGTGCGCGCGCCGGCCTACGACGAGGTCGGGCGCGCCGTGTTCAAGAGCCCGAAGGAGCTGCACGACTACTGCGAGCGCGACGGGCGCTTCAAGGTCGGCAACCCGAAGGAGATCGCGGCGCAGCACGTTGCGGCTGTGACGAAGAAGAAGAAGAAGGACCTGGCCGACATCGCGCAGCGCGAGCGGCTGTGCAAGCTACCCGAGGTGCAGTGATGCTGATCGCCAATACCTACTCAGGCCTAGGCTGGTTCAAGTTCACCTGGGCCGCAGGGAAAACCGTGTACCCTGGAGCCGACAACCAGGAGACGACTACGGCTGCCGATGGGCGCGCTCCAGCTGGGAAGGCTGTGGTGCTTCACCGGATCATCACGCTGTTCGGATGCAACGGTTCGGCTTTCACCGTAGCCGACGGGGCCGGAGTGGCGTATGCCGGTGGCAACGTCTTCCGCAACCCGTCCGCCACGGGTGGCGCGACCACCATCGGCGACAACCAGCTGACGATGCTGGGGATCGGCAACTCCACCGACCTCGATCTCTACCTCCCGAACGGACTCAGCATCACGCTGGCGGTCGGGACCGGCGATGCCATCTGCGTCTACGCCGTCTTGCCCTGACGGGGCGAGTCTGATACCACCTACATCATCCTCAACGACCGGACGGCCAACTGTGGGGCGCGTCCCTTGGGCAACAGGCACCCATGGCAGACCCCACTTCCGTTCTCGTCAACGGGCGCGTCGATACCTCGAAGGTAGTGACCGCCGACTCCGCAGCCGGCATCGGCGGGCGCCCTCGCATGCAGGACACCGGTCCTGCCGTGCCGGCGGATCCCACGCAGGATCCCGACTGGGCGCTGTTCGAGCGCGCCCACGCCGAGTCGGCCATCCCCGAATCGCGCGGCCTCTCCGAGGTCGAGCGGTTCATCCAGTCGCAGGTTCCGGCTGGAGTGGTCCCGCTGGACGTCCGCATCGGCGGCCACCCGGCTCCGCGCCCCGCGGGCCCCGCTGGAACCGAGAAGCCCGGCGACATCCGCGTGCCCGCGCAGCCCGCGGCGCAGCCGGCCACGCAGCAGCAGAACACCCAGCCCGCCGCCGACGCCGCGCCCGCCCAGGGCACGCCCGTCGAGCAGCGCACGCGAGCCATCGCTGCGCTGAAGCGCGACGGCTGGAAAGACACAGCGATCTCGAAGCTGTCCGACACGGACGTGCTCGAGATCGGCCTGGCTCGAGCCTCGTCGCAAGCCGAGGTCGATTCGAAGTTCGAAGACTTCCGCACCCGCCTGGGTGAGAAGGGCAAGGCCCAAGCGCCCGCAGCGCAGCCTGCCAGCAACGAGAAGGTCGCAACCCCGGCCAGCGGTGGCCCCGGACAAACCGCGACCCCAACCCTCGACGCGGCAGTGAAGAGCGCGGCGGCAGAGATGGCCAAGACCTTCTCGGACCAGTGGGGCGAGGAGGTCGGAGAACCCGTTGGAGCGGCGTTCGAGCAGTCGCTCAAGAGTCTCGCGTCCCCGCTCATGCAAGAGAACGCCCAGCTCCGCACGGGGCTCGAGGCGCTCGCCGGCATGGTCGAGGGCATGGTCGAGGACTCGGTGTTCCGCGAGTGGTCGAGCGACTACCCGCAGGTCAACGAGGAAGCGACGCGAGGCGAGCTGGAGAAGGCCTACCAGGCCCTGATCCAGACGGGACGCTACGACATGAGCGTGCGCGGCATCCGCGAGGCTTGGGAGCACGCGCGCCGCATCGCTCTGCCTGGTGTCTCTCCGGTTCGCGTGCAGGCGCAGCGCGCAGCCGAGGCTCGTGAGTACGAGCGATCCGCTTCGCAACAGCCGGTGGTGGGAGCGCGTGCTCCCGCGGCGGTTGCGAGCAGCGAGGACGGGGAGCTCTGGGCGTCCTTCAACAAGGCGCACGAGATGAGCGACTCGGCCTGGCGCGCGATGCACGGCGGCGCGCAGTAGGCGCGCAGCCACGACAAAGGAGATTCGCACATGGCCACCGCAATGGACCCGTTCAGCATGTTCATGCTGACGACCGGCCCGGCGTTCCTGAAGAACGACGAGTCGATCATCAACGCAGTCGTGCGCAACAGCTACCTGTTGCCTCGCTTCATGGAAGGGAAGGACGCTGACTTCCTCCTCCAGGGCGGCACGCAGATCCAGGACATCATCTACCTCAACGAGGACTCGGACGCGGAGTTCTACAAGTCCGACTCGCAGGACTTCAACTACCGCAACCAGCAGGTCGGCACGCAGTGGAACGCCCCGTGGCGCTTCCTCAAGAACTCGACCAGCTGGACCGACCACGAGGTCGGACTCAACGAGTCGGGTTCGCTGTCCGACCGCATCGGTCGCTTCCATCGCTTCAAGCGCATCCAGCGCCTGAAGTTCATGAACCTGTGGACGACCCAGATCCACAAGATGGAGGACTCGCTCGTCGCGCCTCCGAACGCTGCGGAACAAGAATCGGGGAGCGGCTCGCTGCCGTACTCGCTGGGCTGCTTCGTGAACCAGTCGAGCAGCGGCGGCAACACCGGTCTGCCGAACTCGGGTGGAGGCACGGCGTGGACCTCCGTCGAGGGCGTGACTCCCAGCACGACCGCGGGAACCGCTGGCTATCGCTGGCGTTCGCAGGAGGCGACCTACGCCTCGCAGACCGACATGACGGCTGCGCCCGAACGGTTCTGGGCCGGCATGCGCGAGCTGCACTCGAAGTGCCGCTTCGAGCGTCTGCCTCGATTCGGCAGCTTCAGCGAGCCCACGCGCAGCCCGGCGTTCTACGCCGTGTCGCTGTGGGGCCTGATCCTGGCCGAGTCCTGCATGCGCAACCAGCAGGACGCCTACCTCGCCGGTCGTCAGGACCCGAGCTACCCGGCTCCGATGTTCCACGGGGTGCCGTTCGTCTACATCTCGACCCTCAACGGGCTCGCGTGGCTGAACGACACTCTCACCACGACCGTTCTCACGGATGAGAGCGGAACCGGTGCGGGAGCCAACTACAACAACGGGCCGCGCATCGTCGCTGTGAACGGCCAGGTGCTCAACCTGATCATGCACCGCGACCGCGTGTTCTACCGCGTGCCGCCGTTCTCGCCCGACCGTCAGCCCTTCCTCAAGGTGATGGTCACCGACACCTGGTACAACCTCGTGTGCCAGAACCGTCGAGAGCTGGGCATCCTTCGCCCTGTTGCCGGTGCGGGCGTGGACATCACGACCCCGGCTGCCCCCACGACCGGAATCTGATCCGAACAGGAGAACTACACATGACCTATCTGAACCAAAACGTGGCGGGCAAGGGGCTGAAGTTCGGCACCGTCTCGTCCATCTACACGGCGCGGCAATCGGTTTCCGTTGGCGACATCGCCATGGTCACCGAGGGCGGCACCGCGGACAACTCGGACGTCAAAGGCGGCATCAACGGAAACGACGATGGGACCCTCGCCAACACGGTCGCGGTCGGCGTCAACGCCGCCAACGGCGCAGTGCTGGGGTGGTTCGTGATCGCCACCGAGGCTGCCGGAGTCGGGCAAACCTTCCGAGGCATCTCGGAAGGCTACAACGTGCAGGCGAAGGTGACGACCGTCACCGCTACGCTTCCCGTGCGCACGAAGCTCCACGCCACTACCGGGAACCTGCTCCACGAGACGGCTCCCAACATCAGCTCGCCCATCTGCGGGCGACTGCTGCTGGCGCTGACCGCGACGCGGGCCGCCGTGCTGACGCCCGTCCACTTCCGGGGTTGCCCGGGTGGGTTTGCGATTGGCGCGGGCGCCTGACGCCTGATCTGGCTCGTCCTCTTGCCTGAGAGGGCACGCCCGGGGGATCGCTTCACCGCGGTCCCTCGGGCATCTTCACGCACAACCAGGAGGCCAGATGCTCGCCAGCACAGCAGCGAACGCGATCCGATACACGATCACCGGCAGCGCAGCCGCTGGCTCCCTGGCGGGGGGCGGCGCCTCCGAGATGCTCATGATCAACGAGGCGCTGCAGGCGCTGTCGCGCGCCTACCCGTGGCGCTGGCTGACGCGCACGTCGAAGCCGCTGTCGCTGATCGCCGGGCAGCCCTACGTCACGCTGCCCCCCGACTTCGATGAGATGATCGCGCTCGTGCGCGGTCCCGGGCTCCTCACCTGGATGGAGCCCATCAGCGAGAAGGAGATGCTCGAGCTGCGCTCCGGTACGATCCCGACCGGCGACCCGTTCGGACACTACTACACCATCGAGCACGAGGTCACCGGTAACCCCAACCTCGCACTCGAGTCGGAGTCCTTCTCGTCGCCGATCTGGACGGCCTCGAACGCGAGCGTGGCCGGCAGCGCCAACGTCGCGCCCGATGGCGGCGCCGATGCCGTGATCCTCACAGGCACCACGGTCGCCGGCGTGGTGACGCAGTCGTTCCAGATCAACCAGTCGCAGGGCAACGGGCGCACTTATGTGGCGAGCCTGTTCGTCAAGGCCGGCGTGTCGAACCCGGCTGACGCAACCGAGATCAGCCTGCGCCAGTCCACAACGTCGGGCCTGACCACGCTGACCACGCCGCCGCTGACGACCTTGCGCCTGACGTGGACTGCCGGCGTGCCGAGCGCGGCGCTCCAGGCGTCTCAGGGCGGTGGGGCGCACGACGTTGCGGTCGAAGAGCACGGTGACGGCTGGTACAGGGTGCGCGTCCTGATCACGGTTGACACAGACCGGGCCATCCCATCGACCAACCTCTTCTTCGCCATCCGGCCAACCGTTGGCGTGGCCGGCGGGACGGTGCTTGCATGGGGCGCACAGCTCGAGCAGCACCAGGGCCAGCAGATCGACACGACGCAGATCCGCCCCACGCGCTACATGCCCTCGACCGTCGTGACGCCCAGCGTGATTGAGCGCCGGCTGAACCTCTGGCCGGTGCCGAGCACGACGCAGCACAACGCTTTCCTGCTGCGCTATCGCTCAAGACCGCAGGTCGTTGCGGCAGAGTCGGACAACATCCTGATGCCGTGGTTCCTCGAGACGATCTTCCTCGAGGCCTGCCGGCACGTTGCGCGCGGCTGGCACTCGGAGGACATCGGCACGGTGACCGAGCGCCTGGCCTCGCTGTGGCAGATGCCCGACTTCGTGAACGCGGTCCAGCGAGACGGTGACACGAACCGCGAGCTCGGGCGCATGACCGGGCTCGCCTCCGGCATCGGCATGGTTGGGCGCAACTGGAACCAGGGCGAGGTGGCGTACCCGTGACTCAAGAGCTGCCGGTCCTGCCCCCGAAGTTCGGGCTCAACGACTCGAAGGCGAAGGCCGAGCAGCCGCCGGGCACGACGTCACACTCGCTGAACATGCGCACGAGCCAGGCCTCGACCGGGCGCCTGCGCGTGTCGAGCCGCAACGGGCACGTCCCGTTCCTGAGCGCGGAGGTCGGGCGCAACCGAATCGCCTTCAGCGAGGACATGAGCCACTACCGCGACACGCGCGAGGGGGACATCCCCTGGCCGGTCAGCGAAGGGTGGCGCGTGGGCATCGCCGGGGCGAAGAGCTTCAGCGCGGCGACGGACGGCACGCTCGCACCGGACGGCCTGACCCAGGCGTACCTCTGCACCCAGCTCCTGGCCGGCAGCGACCGGGTCGAACTGGTGCAGGAGCTCGACGTGCTCGAGGCCACGTCCCGCAACGCGGCGCGCGCTGGTTCGACGTGGATCCGTACGCCGGGCACCATCATCATGCTCTCGCTGTTCGTGAAGGCCTCGACCGCGACGCAGACGCTGCTGTCGCTGCGGCAGGGCTCGCTGGGCACGATGGCTCGTAACACGCTCACGATCTCGTGGTCGGGCGGCGTGCCGACCGTGGTGCAGGCGAGCGTGCCGACGGGCAACGTCTACGGGTACAGCGACGAGGGCAACGGGTGGTATCGCTTCTGGATGGCGATCACCTGGAACGAGTCCGACGAGGCAAACGACGCGAACGCTGGCTCGATCCTGCGCGTGATCCTGCGCCCGAACCAGGGCAGCACCGGAGTCGCCGGAACCTACTTCTGGGGCGCGCAGCTCGAGCTGCGGCCCACCGGCTCGACCAGGCCGACGCGCTACGAGCCCGCCCTGGGGCGCAACGACCCGACCAAGGGGCAGCGCGCCACGGCCCTGACCGCGGTGTCGCACCTCGTGCGCAACGTGGACTACACGCGCAAGGGCGCGCAGCTCACGGCGACCAGCACCAGCACTCCCGACAAGCAGCCGGCGCGCGGCCTGGCCTACGACCAGCAGCAGAACCGCTACGTCCTCGAGGCCCAGGCCGTGGTCAAGTACACGCCCGAGGGCACGCTGGTCTACTCGATCCCGGTGCCCGTCAAGGACCCCGCGCACGTCTGCGAGGCGATCCACGTTGACGAGGTCGGCCAGATATACGTCGGCGTGACGTCGGGCGGCAACGCGACCCAGGCCGTGCTCGTGTGCTTCCGCCAGGGGCCGAAGGAGGAGGGGGGGGTGGTGCGCGAGGATTCGTGGCACCTCCTGTGGACGCTCGAGCCCCAGCGGTTCGTGACGAACATCTCGAGCCGGAACGGCGTGCTGTACACGCTGCAGGACGACCCGCAGCGCGAGCGCAGCTACGTCGTGACCTACTCGGCGCTCGACCTCTCGGCGCCAGAGCTCGACGCCTCGTGGAAGATCCCGTACCCGAGCGCGGGCATGGGCATCAAGACGGACGGCAGCGTCGTGACGTGCCACCCGACGAACCCGGTGCGCGGGCTCGACCCGAGCGCGGGCGCGAGCGATCTGAACGGGCCGTGGCCGACGGCCATCGGCTGGGTCCCGATGCGCGACCTGGCCAACTGGCAGCAGGACTGCTGGGCCTACCTCGACAGCGAGAGCCTCGACGGCGACGCGCTCACGGTGGACCGCTACGAGCAGGAGGCCGAGGTTACCGAGTGGGTGGACCTCACGGGCAAGCAGCGCAACCTGTACAAGCCGACCGGCGTGGCCGCGCCGTTCGTGGACCTGCAGGCGATCAACGGCATCCCCGGCGTGCGCTTCCGCGGCGCGCAGGGCCTGCAGTCGAACCCGAACCCCGGCACGGATCCGAGCGCGAAGGATCTGATGCGCACGCTGTTCCCGAGCTACGACGGGGCCGAGTTCACGGCCTTCGTCGTGTTCCGACCGACCTTCAGCTCGAGCCAGGGGGCCGTGATCGGCCAGGCCCTGATCAACGACACGAGCCCGGCGCAGGACGCCTACTACGTTCTGGGCGCGAACCGCGGCGCTTCGAACACCATCTCGAATGCCGTGCGCGGCGTGGTGTCCCTGTTCGATCACGCCGACGGCACGGCAGACCCGGCTCCGGCTGGCACCGGCAACCACCCGGACGACGCCATGGTCGAGTCGGGCGACCTGGCCAACTTCTGCGTGGCGACGCTGCAGTGCGGCACCGGAACCAACGAAAGCCAGGTGCGCATCAACGGCGCGCTCGGCAACCGGAATGCGGTCGGCGTGCGCTACGCCTCGAAGGCCGTGGCCGGCACTGGCGCCACGAGCCTCGGCTACTTCTCGGAGAGCGCCTCGTTTGGCTCGTTCGACGGGGTGATCCTCGCGGTGATGGTCTACACGCGCCTGCTGACCGACACCGAGATCGAGCTTCACGAGGGCTACTTCGCCAACCGCTACGGAGGGCAGGGCCGGCTGGCTGCTGGGCACCCGTACCGGATCACACCGGCGGCACGCGCTTCGCCCGCGAGCGCCGCGCCCGACCGCAGCGGGACCGGCGTGTCGCCGGTGAACACGCTCAACGCGCGGCAGACGCTGCTCGCCAAGTTTGCACCGGGCGGCGAGCTGAAGTGGGCGCTCGCCAACTACTCGGGAGTCGGCTACGACCTGGCGCTCGACTCGAACGGGGACATCTACAGCTTCGGCGAGTACGCCGCGAACGAGTCCCTGGACTACGTCCAGGCCGACCGAGGGCAGAACGGGTGGCTGCGCAAGATCGTGGACGCGGGCACGAGCGCGACGGTCAGCACGACCGTGGCCGACTGGTGGCAGAACCTGTGCCGCAACGGTACGGCCTCGGCGTCGAACGACTTCAGTGTGGCCTTCTGGACGCTCACCAACATCGTGCTGGGGGCTGCTGTTACCGACCCGTTCGGAAACACGCAGGGCACGACCGTGTCGGCCAGCGCAAACGGCGCATCGGTTCGCTCCGACATCGCCGCAGCGTCGCTGATCGACGGCAGCCTGTACACCTTCTCGATGTACATGAAGGCAGGCTCGGCCACGACGAGCCGCCTGCGCATCCAGGCGGGCACGGCTTCGACCGTGGTGGACATCGTCCACTCCACGGGCGCCATCACTCCAACCTTCACCGGCACCGGGCGCACGCACCGCTTCAACAGCGAGGACGTGGGCAACGGCTGGCGCCGGCTGCAGGTCACGATCAACTGGCTCACCGCCGACTCCACGATTCGCATCGAGTTCCTGCCGACCACGGCAGCGGCTGGCTTCCCTCTCAGTGTGCTCGCCTACGGAGCCATGCTCGAGCGGAACTCGCGCGCGAGCACCTTCGCCTACGGGCCGACGCAGGCAAAGCACCACTCCCCGCCATCGAGCTTGCTGCCGACGCGCCCG